CGCCTCCATATTCGACCATGTCCCATGCGTTTGATGATTATCAATATGAATTAACAAGAACGACTCATCGAGTGACCTTCGATGAGAATGACACGGTCATCGCTGCTTCACCGCAGCGATTTGGCGGCTACCGCAGCACACCACCCCCCAGTGTGCGTGACGAAGTAGACAGCTATGGATTACCCCATAGTCAGTCTAGCAGCTCTCACGAAGAGGAAGGAAAGACAAAGCGTCATTGGAAACAATGGACTTTCCTACCTCCAAATTATCGTGAGAGGTTACATGATTGGTTTTTTGGAGGATTAACTACTATCCCGGAATGTGTCCAGGAGCGTTTTAGTGCTGTTGTTGATGAATTAGATGACACAACCCTAGACGACGCTCGGGCTTACTTCACTCGTAATAATCCCGACCAAGAATTTAAACCACCCACCAACACCCCGAGGCAACACTACTCAATCATAGCAGAATTGGCTAATGAATGTAAGTGTACCTTACCAGGAATAGGTGTGGATACTGCTGCAAATAGGCTCGTAGCCATGAAATGGATACGAGGGCAAATGGTGGAAAGAAACATGAGGAAATCACACATCGTTAAGATGCTACCTATGGCAGTGTCTTGCGTCTTCATCCAGAATATATGGGAGGTTGAAGCGCAAATGTTTGAGAATTCTCATGCTTATGTTAACCGTCGTAATCTGAACGACTCGGGATTCGTCTCCCGAGATAACCCTTGGATTGGTAATTGGTTTGGTTCTATAAATAGAGCCAAACCAACTGCTCGCGGTTAATGGGGCCTTGCGGCCTTACCTGGTGTGGAATGCAATGATACTATTGCGCCCCCCCACACCGCTTTGAAGGTAAAACGTAAGGGGTACCAGATGTGTAAACCAAGAAAAACATATTGTTTTACTGGGCTGTCTTCCAGTAAAAACTATAGGGTTTACAATAATTCTCTCTCAGCTATAGAAAGGGCGATCCTGGAACGTGTCTTCTACGTAAAAGTAGATGGCAAATTCCAGGCTCCACATCGTCCTAGTACTGAATCTTTTGAAGCAGCCGTAGGATCATTTACAGACGCGCTTCGTAAACGTGCTCAATATACCGTCCCGATGGAGCCAATGCAATTTGCATTGTCATACCAGGACCGTAGAAGAGCTATTTATACGAAGGCAGCTAATGAAAATGCTCTCCTCGGCTTTGATCCAAAGACCGCACAATGTGGGTCTTTTGTCAAGTGTGAAAAGTATTTATTCACTGCAGAAAAAGAGCCAGTTCCAAGGATCATTCAACCACGTGATCCGAGGTATATAATTGAAACAGGTAGGTATATAAAGCCTATAGAGAAGAAAGTTTATAATGCGATCAATGATATATATGGGGACATAGTCGTTTACAAGGGGCAAAATGCCTTGGAACGAGCAAAGAATCTTCATAATACGTGGTCACGGTATGATAAACCAGTTGCTTGTGGAATCGATGCACATCGATTTGATCAACATGTGTCAAACCCTGCTTTAACTTGGGAAAATAAGGTGTACACACCTTACTATCCAGGGGATAAGCACTTTGCAAGGTTAATGAAACTGCAGAGGAATAATGTGTGTAAAGCTAGATGTGCGGATGGTAACGTTAGTTATCATACCAAACACAACCGCATGTCTGGCGATAGCAACACATCATTGGGAAATGTTGTAATAATGTGTGGTATCTTATTTGGTTATAGGGAAAAGTTTGATATTAAATTTTCTCTAATTAATGATGGCGATGATTGTGTTCTAATAATGGAGCAATCAGAGCTTCATAAATTACAAACCATGGACTCACATTTCCACTCAGCTGGATTCACTATAACTAAGGAAGATCCGGTTTACGAATTCGAACAAATTGAGTTTTGTCAGTGTAGACCGGTCGCCCTTGATGTTGGTGAATATATCATGGTACGTGACCCCAGAAAAGCTATAGCTAAGGACTGTGTAGCAATAAAACCACTTGATAACCAGTCAGTCAGGAATCAGTGGTGTGCAGCAGTCGGTAAAGGTGGTATTTCCTTGACTAAAGGATTGCCTGTCTTACCACAATTTTATGGAGTATTTAACCGTGCATCTAACGGTGCTAAGAAACTTAAGGATCCAACCCTTACGGGCGGATTGTTTCGACTTAGCCGCGGTATGGAACTCAAAGATAAAATTGTCTCAGATTATAGTCGTTATTCTTTCTGGTTAGCGTTTGGAGTAACACCTCAGGAGCAGCTTGCTCTTGAAGATTACTACAATAAATATGTAATGGAAGTTGGTGATGTTAACAATAGGTTTACCAACTTACCTATTTGATCGGGGTGGCAACCTAATATGTAGCCCGAAGGCTTAAAACTACGTAGTCTAGTGAAGGATGGTCCGAAGACCTTAAAACTACACTTGTGAGGTGTGTACTTGCCGTCGGTTACGTCATAACCATTGGGTTGCCAGGTTTAATGCCCCAAAACTATTACTTTAGTGCTAAACAGAATGCCAAGAGACTGCACGGAGGCCCCAAATGGTTACCTGGTGATGTACAGTCCTTTACTCAGAAGGATCCAATACATGAGAAATAAACAAACCCAAAAGAAGCCTAAACAAGCTGTTAAAACTGTTAAACCAAAACAAACTAGGAACACTCCCTTTGGCGATACCGGAAATATTATCGGTAAAGCTGTAGGATCAATGTTTGGCGGTAGCAAAGCTGGCGCGAACATTGGAAGATTCTTGGGCTCAGGCATCGGATCCATTTTTGGATCTGGTGACTACCAGATGGTAGGTCAAAGTCCTGAGTATAACATCTTTACCAACGCTAACCAATTACCTAAATTCTCCACCACCGCAGCTACAAATGTTGTTTGCCACAGAGAATATATTGGCGATGTGTATGGTACAACTTTGTTCGCTAATGTCGGCTACTCACTTAACCCCGGGGTTTCAACAACCTTCCCCTGGCTATCTACAATTGCTCAAAACTATCAGGAATATCGTTTCCATGGTTTGGTATTTGAATTTAGACCGCTTATAACAGATTATGTTACTAGTGGTGCTCCAGGTGTAGTAGTGATGTCAACGAACTATAATGCTGATGTTACCAATTATACTTCAAAACAACAAATGGAAAACTCAGAGTTCGCCACCTCCGTTAAACCCACAGTAGGGTTAATGCATGGTGTAGAATGTGCAACTGGGGTGACCATTAATCCACAGAAATATATTCGCCAAGGATCTGTTCCAGTTGGCCAAGATTTACGTTTGTATGATCTTGGTAATTTCCAATTCGCCACCCAAGCTAACCCCGTACAAGATTTGGGTGAACTTTGGGTGACTTACTGTTGTGAGTTATTCAAACCTATCGTTCCAATTGATGTTGGTGGTGATGTATCATCAGCTAAGATCGGTAGGTTAGGATCGATATCAGGTACTGCTCCTTTAGGACTAATACAAGCTACCAATACCGGCTCACTTACAGTTACGACAACGTCTTCAACAGTCTTGTTCAGTGCCGATCCGCAACAACTGTATTATTATAATATATTGTGGAGTGGAGCATCAACATTATGGACTGCACCAGTAGTGACTCTGACTAATGCTGTTTTCTTACAGTATTTCAACAATGATGGAACTGGTAATTTCAATACACCACAAACTGGTACGGCAGCGGTAACCAGTTGTAGTGTACAAGGATACATTAAATGTACTTCACTTAACCCTAGCAACATTACGATTAGTTTGGGAATAACTGGAAGTTATCCACCTGGATTTGTTGATATCACAGTTACTGAAATAGACAATGGCGTTACAGCTTAATTGGAAAATTGGTTTCGTCCGAAGACATTAAACTACATGATACGATGTGCCGTATCAAAACTACATCAATTGTGTATGGTCGCAATACTATACACGAACTGGAGTTGGGACACCAGGAGGTTGATGAGATCCTGCGTAGGATAACGCTGAATTATCCCCGGTTAGTCGAGCCGCGGACCGCCACAGCGGGTTTAATACTGTACGCTGCTGTAGGAGAGAGGAACAGCTGTGCATGCAATCATGTAAATGGACTCCATGCCAGACAAACATTGGAGGGTATCTGTTACCAGACAACTAGTTGCACCAAGTGGTACAACTCCTGAGCAAGGGAAAATGCTAGTGGACTTCTCCCATCAAGGCGGAAGAAACTCGTAAACAGAAAATTGTGGCTCTGTTTATAT